TGGCGAAGTGAGACTGAAAAACGGCGATGTATATGTACAAAAAGAATTGTTTGAATTATGAATTTAGATAAAAAGATAGACTATTCCATTGCCTTGTTGCGCAAGGCTGAATCCATGGCCTTGCGTTTAGACCCCGAAAATGGATTCTATTTGGCTTTCTCCGGTGGAAAGGATAGTCAAGCCCTTTACCACATCGCGCAAATGGCCGGTGTGAAGTTTAAAGCACACATGAATCTGACCAGCGTGGACCCACCCGAGGTAATTCGTTTCGTCAAGCGGCAATATCCGGAAGTGGAGCTTATCAAGCCCAAAATGAGCATCTACGAAATAGCAAAAAAGAAACATATATTGCCAACAAGGACTTTACGTTGGTGTTGCGCCGAATACAAAGAATATTCAGGAGTTGGGAAGGTTACTTTACTCGGAATTAGAAAACAAGAAAGTTCCCGTAGGAAGAAACGAAACGAATTTGAGACCGGGAAGAACGGGAAAGCGTCGTTCAGCGGAACATTCGACCAATGGGAAGAACACGAAGAAACAATGGTGACTTGTGTAGGAGGAAGTGACAAGATATTAGTTTCACCCATCATCTACTGGACGGAGCGTGATGTGTGGAAGTTCTTGAATGATGTAGTAAAAGTACCGCATTGCAAACTATATGATGAAGGCTACAAGCGTATTGGCTGTATTCTCTGCCCGATGGCAAGTTACCGCCAAAAGGTGAAAGACATGCAAAGATACCCGCACGCTAAAAGGAATTGGGTTAAGGTTATCCAGTGGTTGATTGACAATGGATATATCAATCACAATTTTACCGATGCAGAGACAGGTTTCAATTGGTGGATAAGCGGAAAGTCATTTGACAAGTTCTATGCCGATGAAGTATTACAACAGAAATTTGATTTTGATTTATGAAAAGAGAAGATATTGAAAAAGCGGCGGCAATATATACCGCCCAAGCAGAGGACAGCGATTATGCAGAAGTAAGAGACGTAAAACGTGCTTTTGCTGATGGTGCCAACTGGTACATCAACTCCGTGTGGCACGACGCAAGCGAACGACCCAAAGACAGGAACGCCCAATGCCTCGTGGAGGTAAAATCGGGAGGTAGTAGTTTTTTTCTCCTCAGTCAATTTTATCACAGCGGCGGATTCTCATTTATGGACGGAATAAATAAAATACAACCGAAACGTTGGGCATACATTGAAGATTTGTTACCAAACAAGGAAATAAAAAGTATTGAAAATGAAAAAGATAATGTTTAATGACAAATACGGCTTGACACAAGCTGTATTGGAAGGAAGAAAGACGCAGACAAGAAGAATTATATCTAAGGAATTTTTCTCATTAGTTTGGGATGAGAGGGAAGATACTTTAGTGTACGAAAACAGCGATGGGGATTTTATTGATATACGAAAATCCAAGTATTGCCATTATAAGGAGGGGAAAATCGTTGCCATTGCACGAAGCTATAAAGACATGTCTTATGGAGCTTTATGGGACGATTGTCTGGAGTTTGAAGGTGTTGAACCAACAAAACTTGCAGGTTGGAACAACAAGATGTTTGTCAGGGCAGATTATATGCTTCACCGCATCCGCATCAACAAAGTAAGAATACAGAGATTGCAAGATATATCTGATGTTGATTGTATGGCAGAGGGGATTAATTACTATGAGCAAGAAGGTTTTTCTTGGTGTTCAACAGGGGATTTATTTGATACACCCCGTGAAGCCTACGCTGCTTTGATAGACAAGATAAGCGGCAAAGGCACATGGGAAAGCAATCCTTATGTGTGGGTATATGAGTTTGAATTAGTAAAATGGATATGAAAGCAAGAATAAAATCAAACGGGCATATAGTGAATGTCCACGAAACGAGAGAACGCGTGATTAGTAAAAACGGTATCGAACGAACATATATAAGCGATGATTGCAGTGGAATTTACTATTCCCTGTCGGAACTTGAATTTTTACAAACCAATGGCGAAGACACCATCGACTGGAATCAAGTCCGCATACAGGCGGCCATAGCGGCCATGCAAAGAATACTAAGCGATGAAGATGAAGTTGGTTATGCTTGTTCCGAAGCAACATATAAAGAGAACGAGAAACATACAATACCTATAGCTGTTGCTCGATTTGCGGCTGCTTGTGCCGATGCTCTGGTGGCAGAACTAAAACAGTAAATAAAATATGAGTAAAAAGAAAGTATATATCAGTCTACCTAGCACCGGGTGCGACATTGATGAAGTTGAAGCCAAGAGCATATTCGTTTCATCCGTACTGGAAAACAAAGGGTATATCCCTGTCTCTCCGCTAGATGTGTCGCCTGACCCTGATGCCACCTACGCGGAACACATGGGACGTGATATACAAGCCCTGCTGGAGTGCGATGCCGTGTACTTCTGCAAAGACTGGCAATACAGCAAAGGGTGTATGTTGGAGCACGAAGCCGCAAGGATTTATGGTAAGCAGATGCTGTTTGAAGGATATGACTTATAATTTTTTGAATGCAAATCAATTTGTTCATGGAAAAAGCAAGAATACCCTACAAAACCAGCCGGGACTATTCCTGGCTTAAACAACTCCTTGATGAAGGAAACGAAATCGTATGCTTCTCTTTGGAAAGCAAAGAATGTGCGCTCGCGAAAAAGCAAACATTCTGTGACGGTCAGAACTTCGACTACAACTTTGGGTGTTTCCACATCTTCGACCATGATTTAGAGGAAGCTACATTCGAGCAACTTTGTGAACTCTACGATGTCGAATTTATTGAACCGGACAAATAAAGGAATATATGAAACTTGAAAGAAATAAATACCTCTGGTACAAAGCCAGTCTTGCAGCCCTTGGTAACGAATATCTTACCAAAAATTGGGAAGTGAAACTCTATGCCACCTCACTTTACAATGCAATGCTGTGGGGACGGGAGACAAATGGAAAATAAAAAGGGAGCCAGCCCGCACGACCAAGCAGCCCCCAACGATTATTTAGGTACAAATATACGGATTTCTAATTAAATAATCGTGTCATGGAACTGGATTTTGATAAAATCAAACGCATTAGGAAAATCAGAAGCGTAAAATCGGATTTGTCCAAAGAAGAAAATATCTTAATAAAACCGATACTATCAGACAAGAAGCTTATTCCCCTAATTTATAAAACGTTCACCAATATCATTTGCAAAAAGTCCGATGAAGGCATAAGTACAGTAATGCAACGGAAAAAGTTCATCTTCATTATATTATATCTTTACTCTCCATCCTCTTTGGCAGGCGATAAGATGGCTTCCGGGTTGCGTAACGAGTTATCCAAAGTGTTAGGCATTCAGGCTAAAAGCACAATTTCTAATAATAGTGCGGATCTTGTCTTTCTTTATCAGTACAACTATATGAACTTCCGTAATGATGTGGAGTTCATCTACAATAAGATTCTGTCATGGCTGAAAATTTATGGATTGATAAAATGAACAATAGTATTGGTCCTCACAAATTCCAATACAGTACCGACAGCAACCGGCAATAATCCATATACGGAATATTGTCGGTTCTGTCAATCAGTTCATTTATATAATTTTCTTCTTGCATATTGAGATATTATGCCTCAACAAACATTTTTTTCATTTCGAGTATGTCTTCCGCTTTTATTGTCACTTTTCCCAATTCACCGACAAGCATGTCTAACAGTGGATTATGAGGAAGATTCAGCACAAATTCACCCTTACCTACGGTAATGGGAATAATCCCTATTTTATATTCCTGCACATCCATTTCCTTGAATAAGTCAATAAGCATGTCAATGGCAGTGTCTGTGTTAATCACTCCATTTTCATCACCCACGAAAAGCATGATACGCTCCACCATGCCGTTTATTTTTAAATCTTCTTTCTCAAGGTAATTGTAAAGTCCACGCTTTAGTATGACCCTTGTTTGTGGTTTCTTGGGAAATAGAGCATCAATCTTACTCCCAGTCCAATTTTTTAGGGCTTCTTTTATTCCCTCTTTCAATTTTATAACATCCGATGTTTCCATGATTATTTCTTTTTAGGTTTCCCGTTTTTCATATCGATGAACTCCTGCCAGGTCATGTCACTGTGTTCCGTCATATATTCCCGAAACAGTGCATCCCTTTTAGCTGTTTCTTCCTTGGCTGCCCTTGACATCTTCTTCACAAATGAAAGTTGTTGTTCCAAGATAGCTTTTCCTTCCGGTGAAGCTTCTATCCGTCTCTTGACAAGAATAAGGATTTCTGCGTTTACCATTTCCTGAATAGCCACACTGTTTTCATAATATTCTTTGTTATTCACCAATACCGTTTTTTCTTGCTCGTTAAGAGAAGATACAATCTTGTCTATCTCATCCCATAACGGTGTGGATGTTCCTTGTTGTTGTGAAACGGAGTGTACAGGCATATTCCTTAACTCTTGCAATTTCTGTGCATACATTTCATTCTGCCGTTCAAGTTGTTCCAAACTCGGCCGGTTTCCTAATAACGGGTCATTTTCAAATATTCCCATGATAATATCTTTGTTAGTGGTTTTTAGTAGAAAGTGGTATCGCCCCCGAAGGGGCTTTACCACTAACGCTTCTTTCTGCGTGCCGGTTTTACGCCGTCGGCGCTGTGCCCTGTTGACGTGCGCAATTGCATCCGAAAGGGTTTGCACCCTCCAATACCGTGGTTGTCGGTGTGCTCGGCAAACCTACCACACCATAAATGGCACGACAAGTCTTACGGTCGGTATAACACATGCTTTCTTTCAAAACGCCTTCCAATCCCATTTGGATAATCTTGTTTTGATAAAGGTTGGCGATTTCCATGCCATACACTTTCTTATCCAATTCACAGAACTTCTCCGAGTAACGCTCGTTGAGCGTGTCATACAAGTCTCTCTGTCCCTTGTACAGTCCGAATGCAGCCGTATTCAGTTTTTCGCTCATGTGGTCATACAAGTCACGGGAAGCCTTATAATTTCCAAAGTCTCCTTCCACTTGAGATTTCCACAGGCCGAACTTTTCAGCCACGTCCGTATCCCGGTGGGCGTACATCTGTTCCATGGTGTTCACTTTTAACCCCCAAATGGTGTTGGTTAATGCGATGGCATCCTCACACTCCTTTTCCCACGCCTGAAAGGCTGTAGGAGCCGCACCGGATCGTCCTGCAATGGCATCACTGACGGTGTTGATATTCACGTTTTCAGGCATGCCGCCACCGATTCCCAATCCGCTTCTACGGGATGCACCCCACAAACCCAACGCTGTTCCGGCAATACCGAACCCCAACGCTGTTCCAGCCATACTCTTAGAAGCATACTCCTTCTTACCGTCCTCGTAAACTTTCTTTTCTACGATTTCTTTCTTCTCTGTATCCATAATTAACTCATTTAATCCGGTCAATGTCAACCGTACAGCAAAAATATGGATACATGGCAAATAAAAAAATCAATTCTTTCCCAACTCATTCCCGATTCTTTCCCGATATATTCCCATCATTTTCCCACACCTCACACGCGAAGAAAAATTAGACAGCATATAGTTTACCGCCCGTTTCGTCTTGCCGACCAATGATGCAATCTGGGAAGGGTAGAAGCCCTCCTTAAAAAGGAAATACACAAGCAAGTAACGCGCATCGACGACCTCCGCTTCCTTGCTTCCCGACAATATGACTTTGGGTGCAATCTCCGTTTCCCTGCTGACAACCTGAATAATCTCATTAAAAATATCTGCCTTACACATACAATATTCAATTTTTATTCATACCTTTGTCAAACCACATGACAAGGCGTTTATATACAACAATAGCTCGCGATGAAGACATAAAGCCCTCAACGCGCGAGCTATTTTCGCGTCTTGTCATGTGGTAATGCAAGGAACGTTGGGGGCTTTTTTATACTCCCGTCCCCGAAGGAGCAAACGTTACTTTTTTAGCTTGTACACAAACCTTCCGAATCCGATAAGGATACAAACAACCACAGCCAGAAGCGCAAAGCCTCCGTAATGCAGCTTGGTTTCCTCCCACCGCGAAAGCTTACGTTCCACCGGAACCGGTACTGATACACTGTCCACCCTGACCGTCTCCAATGTGTCATGCACCACGCGGTCTCTCCAATGTGTCCGATACCTATATTCTGTCCTATACACTGTGTCCCTCTCCGCCCTCAACTCTATGTAAATAGAATCTTTGAGGAAAGTACTATCCGAAAACCAACGTACACCATACACGCTGTCCACCCTGACCGTTTCCACCGGAACATATTGTACCCGTGCACATCCACACATGGCAAACAATAACAGGCCGACCACGAGCCAGAACACCGGCACCATCAGCCAAGGCCAGAACACTTTAAAAAATCTATTCATCTCTCCATTCCTTTTGTGGCAACGAAAAAGCGGCAACCCCGACTTGTTTATGTGGGATTGCCGCTTGGTTAACGAAATGGTTTCGTATGGCTTGACTACTATTCCCCTGATGCAAGGGACTATTTTCATTTTTTAGGATGAAACAAATATTTTGCAACAAAATTGAATATCCCTATCACATTGGCCAACGATGTGGTAAGTAAGGTTATAAGTACCTTGTCTGACAAGAATATTATCCCGTATCCGTCCAAGAACACAAGAGCGAGAGAAATCAACATATATATGCACATGAATCCAAATATCACGTAACTGAATATTTTCCGTTGCTCACGGTCTTGTTTAAGTCCCTCTATTTCCTCCCTTTGGCGGTCCATCTGTGCACGCAGGTAATCTATTGTCAGTTCATTGGATTTTTGTTCAAACAAATTCACCTGTGATTCTTCGGATTCCTCCTTGTCCTTGCCTTCATCAGAAAGGATTCGCATAAGGTCTTCAAACTTTCCTTTCATGACTTGTGCGACTTTAATACCGTTTCAACAAGCTTTTCATAATACAGGGCTGTTACTTCATCCGGAATAGGAACATTTTGTTCCGGTACATAACAAACAGACCATGGCGTACCTTTTCGGTGCGTCAAAGTTACCATTTCAGCATCCGTAAAATCACGGTAACGCTTCCATACCATCTCAACAATTTTCTTTGCCTTGTCACCCTCCAACACTGGCTCCGGAAATGAAATCGTACAATTATTCTCGTCCCAATCCATCACAACGGCCTTTTCTGTTATCGGGTCGGCCTTGTATTGCTTGAAAGAATGGTAAACAGATGGAATTACAGGCCCGTATTTCCATGCTTCCACCTTGTCAAAACGTTTGTCAAGCAAAGATTCCTTGTTTATCGCCAAAGAGAATCCATGAGCTATATAGACACGTTTCATCAAACCTAATTGTGTTAGATTCTTATTCTCCTTTTTCGCTAAATCAATGAAATAATTAGCCACAGAAAGTGCATTATCTTTCATATTTTAACATTTGAATGGAACAAAAGTAGAGTAATTTGTCCATTTTTCCAAGCTTGTTAAGCCTTATTTATCTTCATTAACTGCAATCCCACCAAGTCAAAGACCGCTTCCCCGCCACCGGGTTAATAATCATTCATTTCACATCGCCAATGCCCGCGCCAGCATCCAGACACCCACGGCCAACACGAGGAAAACCAACCAAGGCGGCAAACCCTTCCCGTCGTCTCCTCCGCCATCGTCAAGCATCGGCCAGTATTCCTCATCCTTTTCCCCATTCATACCTCATCCTTTTCCTCACGCGATATTAAAGAACCTGTCAGCCTCCCATTTCCTGCGCTTCACCAGTCCCTCCAGCTTCCGCTTCTTCCCGGCCACAGTCGCATACACCCACTTCATGAACTCCCCACGCACCTCCGCATCCGGCGCGCAAGCCCGTATTTTCTTCAAAAGTGTGGAACCGGCCAACGCATCGCACCCAAGGTTATACGCGAAATCCACCAACGCGTCAAACTTGTTCTGCCTCTCTGTCACGCCCAGTTTGTCCACGAATGCCTCATATTCCGCCAAGTCACGCCTGAGCTGCCGTTCCGCCTCGCCCTCCGTCATCCTGTCGCCACGCTTTACGCCCGCCGTATGTCCGTAGCCTATCGTCCACACCCCCGCCGGGCAACGGTAAGCCGTTCCCCGGAATCCCTCGAACCTCTTTATCGCCTCGATCAATGAATTACTTGCTTTCATATCTCCACTTTTTTGTTTAACTTTGCTTCTGCCTCCCGCGAGGGACGCTTATGTAATTAATATGTTTTCATAAAGTATTAAGATTAAGGTTAATGTGTAGGGAGGCGGCGGCCTCCCTTTTTTCATGCCCCGCTTCCCTTTAGTGCTTCTATTTCCTCCTTTAATGCCGAAACCTCCGACAGCAAACCGGAGATTACGTCCTGCACGGATTGGGCTGTGAAACCATCGTTGATTCCGTCATATCCACCGACACCTTCGATGTACACGTCACCGTTCTTCATCACCTCCATGGCGTTCTTCTGTTTTGCCGTCCCCCAATCGTTGAAATACTGCGTCCCGTTGCCGATGGAAAACAATGTCTGCTTGTCCGCAGAATCCCCTTTGTGCGACTTGTTGGATATCCCCAATGCCGTCTCGGCGAAGTTTAATGCTACAGTCTGCCAACAGAGTGCAACTGAATTGTCCTCGATGGACACGCAACGGGCTCCAATAGCCACGCAATTTCCGGATTCGTCCCCGCCTGCCACACATTCCGTGCCCGATATGGAATAATTGAATGTGGTTCCAGCCTCAAGTGAAAATGAGGCTTTATCCACATAAGCATAAAATTTCGCGGAATAATCATTGAAATCCGTATAAGGGTTTAGAGTCTTTGAGAACGTCACGGTCTCTTCTTCCGCATTCACGGATACCACTTCGGCCACGTATTGTTTTTTTGTCTCAGCCGATTCGCTTGTTTTATCTTCACTTACTGCGCCCTTTCCGGCATGGAAGAATTGTTGCGGGCAGGTCTTCATCATCCAATATCCCACTGAAGCATTCGACACAACCTTATAAGTGGTACTGTTTTTAATTCCTGTCAGGTGTAGTGCTGTATAACCCATTGAAATGACAAAAGACCCATTTTTTACTACCGAAGAATTGGATACGTTTCCCACTTGGAATCCAGACGTGTTGAAATATAATCCCACTTTTTGAAAAGGTTCATTGACAGAGATGTACGTATCTACTTCTTTACGCCATTCGGTCCATTCTCCATCTGCATACTGTCTTATATAAGAGTATGGAAGGAGATTGTCATCAGTAGCTTGGGAAACCCATCTTTGAATATACCCGCAATTATCCTTATCCACATACCTCACGCACATTGATTCCAAAACGAAGCCTCCCTTTGCCGGTATATTCGATATGTTTCCCGCTGTGGAGGCGTTCTTGTTCAGGTATCTTACAGTGAGTTTCGGCACGATAAGGTCATCGGCATCCACCGTCTGCCCGGAAATCTCCTTATATTCGATGGCACCGCCGTCTTTCATATTGTCAAAGGCTTCCTTGTCCTCTTTCGACATTAATCCATCCTTTTCCGCAGAGGCAGGATTTGAGATTTCCGAAATATTTTCATTAAGAATCCTACCTTGGTTGGCAGAGAGAGGCTGCTTAGTTTCTAAACTATTCAAATTATCTACAACAGAATTCGCAAAGAGCACAGTATCACTAATAAGAAGGATTACCAAGTCTTCACTAATTAAATATGCAAAATACTTATCCTGTACCATAATAAATAAAGCGTAGCCTTCAATTGCTTGGGCAGTTAAGCCTATACCTGTATAGGCTGCATCTTGTGAGTAAATACTGGTGATAATTGCCTTTCTACCTAAGACAGCTTTTGTAAACTCATCCCAATTCCCTACAATAGATTCTACGTCTGTTGTAGACCATCCTTCTGTTGTTTGAAAAGCACCGGGGCAAATATAGACGTCACTACTAATATATTCCTTGATTTTCTCCAGAAGCATGTGCCCGTTCTGCGTCCCCTCCTGAAACGGGATACCTTCTTTCCCCGTCAGCTCCGTGCGTTCCGTAGTCTGTAATATCGTTTTTCCTTCTACTGCCATAACTACTTATGTTTTAATTGTTTCTTAACTGTCCTTCTCGTCACCTCTGCCATCATTACGGGACTTCCGTCAGTCCAAAGCCAAGCCTTCCCATTCTCCAAGAGCAAGGCATTGTCAATAAGCTCATACGAATCCCCGCACTCCGTGATACCGGAAGAATTGACGCGGGCTGTTCCCAGCCCCGTCATATTCAACCGTGAAAAGTTCATCCTCTCCATCATTCCGCCTCCCTGATAGTGCCCTTCGTCACCTCCGTCATGCTCTCAATCCTGATGTGCATCGGATAAACGCCATGGCCGAAACACCAGTCTATGAACTGGCCGGGATTGTACAAGCCCGCCGGGAGCGGGCACGACACGAACATGCCATCGTCCGAACTGCGCTGCAAAATATAAAACCCGCCGCCCGCCTTCCTTTCCAGATGAAGTGCATAGTCCGCATTCACGGTCTCTTCCGCCACATACCTGTCACCCTGAAGGGTGAAATTCAAATTCCTAAGTGCCATCTTATTTTTCCTCCTTCTTTACTGTATTATTCTCATTCTCCCTTTGAAACAGAAGCTCTGCCGCCATCTTGGCTATCTCATCCTTGTTGTCAATGATTACTCTCATCGTCTTCTCCGCCTTCCGAAGCTCCTCCTTCTGCCATGATTTCTCCCTTACGGACACAAACTCACAGAAAATGCAGTAAGCCGTCCACAACATCGAGAACACCGGAATGGGAATCACCACGCAACAAAGGATGTCGATAAAACACAACGTCAGGAAAGGCGTGAAATACTTCTTTGCCTTCGTGGCCGTCTTCTTATATCCCGTAGAAGTCCGTGCCTCACCGCGTTGTTTGGCCTTTTGTACCCCCGAGACCAAATCCACGGCCATTGCACCTATCGTGGCCGCCACGCATAACGCTATGAGTATGATGTGGTTCATCATGTGGTTTTCAATAAAATCAATAATAGCTTTCTCCATTACAATACATTTTTCTAATTAATGCCAAAGCCCCCCGGTCCACAAGACAAGACCCCGGCAAACGGGTAAGGCAGGCACCGCCGCCTTATACCCGTTGTTTCAATAGTCAGGCAGAAGCGTCTTCTTTTATCTGCTTCACTATCTGGATGGCATCCGATATGTACTTCGGCAGTTCCTCACTCTCCGGGAAGTTCGACATCGTGTAATAACCGTTCTCATAATAGATACTGCCCAACAGGGTTTCCTGCACGCCCTTCTGCATGCCTTCCTCCATAGGAAGCTCCACTTCCTCCACCTTGTTCACCAAGGCGTTCACGCGTTTCAGTTCCTTACCGTCCGTCTCATACTCGATGTTGTACTTGGCATTTGCCGTTGTGGTCTCTCCGTTGTAAATCACCCTCGTACTGTTTGTCTTAATCTCCATAACCTTTTGTTTTTAATAAATGAATAATGTTATTTGAATTTCGCATATTTTCCCCCTGTCGTATTGTTGGCCGTCGTGAACTCCTGATTGTTCAGTACCACCCATTCCACCTGTCCCTGGTACTTTACGCTGCCTATTGTCTCGTCCAGATAATACGGAACGGCAAGCAGCTCCACAAAACGGTTGTTTCCTTGTGTGCTCACATTTCCCATCTCCACGTGGCTTATCTGTACGCCACCGAGCCGCATTGCATTGTTCTCGTCATCGCTCCAATCTCCGTAACCCGGGTCCAAAGCCTCATGCCTTGTAGTTATGATAAGCCGTTTGGCCGGATACTTGTTCACGATAGTCACTCTCGCACCGGCGTACTTTAGCCCCAACGGTAATTTGATTCCGTCACCGGCATAGCTGTTCGATTCCACGTCCACATAGATGAAGCCTCCTTTGTACAAGTTGCTTAAGCTGATTTGGTAGTAATTGTCCTTGAACTCCACATCTCCGTTATCGCCCGTATTCTTCGTTATGATACGTGGTATGGTACGGATGAAACCCGAGAACTCCCCGCTTCCCACCGAAAGCACACCATCCTCATTCACGCTCGCCGTCACTTCTCCGTCATTGTTCTGTATGACGAACTGGTCGCTCGTCACAATGACTTTTTTGTTCTCTATGTCTATTCCCGTAGAAAGAAGGGTGTCACCGTTCACACTGTCGTTAGGAATGAAATAAGAGGGAATATTGTCCAGATAATCCCCCTTCAGTAGCATGAACCCGTCAATATATGAAATCGTTCCGTTCTCTACATTAGCACTGGCACGGAAGTAAAATTCAAGGCGTTCCGTGTTGGCCGGGGTCGTGAACCTATGGATGAACTGTGTCCACTTGGTTCCGGGGATTTCAATGTTTAACGTAGAGTCGTTCACGCTTAGGTTGTTGTCGTTCTTGTCTAATGCATTGACGACGAAAGCCTGGTAATTCGTCGCTACGTTGATGTACATCCAGAACGAGACGGTATAGGTAGCATTGGGATTCACGAAGGGCTTTTGTTCAAGGTAGACCGTTGTGCGTTTGCCCGGCCATTTCACCATCATGGCATTCTTTCCCACTTTTCCGTTGGCCGATATGCCGACCTCCACGTCGTCTTTACCGCTTCCCGATGTTCTGAAAGTGTTATACCCGGATTCGAAGGAACCGTCCCTGAAAAGGTTCACAGGCTCTATGCCGTCTACTTTCAGTGAAATGCTGCTCACTTTCTGCTCGATGGTGCTCACCTTTCCCTCCGCCGAGGTAATCCTGCTCGTCAGGCTCGAATCCGTCTGTTCCAGTTTCGACACCTTCCCGTTAAGGCCGTTCACCGTAGTAGTGAGGCCGCTGGCCGTCTGCTCCACGGTACTTACCCTCGTGCCCAAAGAACTCACTTGCGATGCCGTGCTCGAAATCTGTCCCTTGGCGGATTTTATTTCGGCGGTATTGGTCTCCACTTCCTTTTCAAGACCCGTTACGGAATCCGTCACGGTAGTGACCTTGGTAGACAATAAACCGATTTCACCTTCCGCAGCCGTTATTTCTGCATGCACCTTTTCATAAACATCCACAGCGTCACCCACGACAGGGATTTCGTCCCTGTCTATGATGGTGCTCCCGTCATAAAGCCAGAACTTTATGGAGGTCGTCGTAGAAGTAGGGGATACCGTTACCGAACTTCCGCTTGCAGCGGTCTGTACGCTGCTGTCCGTGCCCACACGCTGGTATTTCAATGTCTTTTCCGTAGTTGTTGCCCTCGCATTGCTTCCCGTCTGTTTGTATTTCGTACAAGTCACGGACGTCGGGGTCAGCTTGTTGTCCCAAGACTTCTTTACGATGCGCACGTCAGTCTCTATGATGTAGAATACAGCCGCATCCCCCTTGGGACCCGTCGCCCCGGTGGCGCCCGTGTTGCCCTTGAAAGCCACGGAAAATGAGAAATTCTTCGTGAAAGACTTCCCGTCCACGGTGATAGGTACAGTCAGCACGCCCTGTCCGGTAGTCAACG